CTCGGCGTCGTTCTTCGCGGTGACCGCCGGAGACGCGCTCGGGGCGCTCGGATCGAACCCGCACGCCGCCTACATCGACGAGCTGCTGACCCAGCCGGACCGGGAGATGTACGACGCGCTGCGGACGGGCTTCGGTACCCGGTCCCAGCCGCTGCTGATCCTGGCGACCACCGCCGACAACGACCCGGCAGGGTTCGCCGCTGCCGAGCGCGAATGGTCGGAGAAGGTCCTCGAAGATCCCGACCTTGACCGTGCCCGCCTGGTCGTGCTGCACGCGGTCCCGAAAGATGCCGACTGGGCCGACGAGGCGAACTGGTATCTCGCGAATCCCGGGCTCGGCGATTACCTCGACATCCGGATCCTGCGCGACGAGTTCGCCAAGGCGATGAAGAACCCGGCCGAGGAACGGGCGTTCCGCCAGTACCGGCTGAACCAGCAGTCCACGCGGGCCGGGCGGGCCATCGACATGACCGTCTGGGAGGTCGGCGCGGTGCCGTCGCCGGTGCCGCTGCGGGGCCGGGACTGCTGGGCCGGGCTGGACCTCGCGTCCACGTCGGACCTGGCCAGCTATGCGCTGGACTTCCCGGACGGGAAGGGCGCGCATGACGTGCTGTGGCGGGTGTTCTGCCCGGAGTCGGCGGTCCCGTCCCTGGACCGGCGGACCGGCGGGAAGGCATCGGCCTGGGCTCAGGCCGGGGTCCTCACGGTGACCGAGGGGAACGTCATCGACTACGAGGCGATCAAGGTCGCGATGCGGGCCGACGCCGAGACCTACGAGATACGCGAGGTCGCGTTCGACCGGTGGGGCGCGACCCAGCTCTCATCGGAGCTGATCGAGGAAGGGTTCCCGCTGATGCAGACCGGGCAGGGGTTCGCGTCCATGGCGGCGCCGACGCGGGAGTTTCTCCGGCTGATCGCGGGCGGCCTGTACCGGCACGGCGGGAATCCCGTGGTTTCCTGGCAGGCGGGGAACCTCATCGTGCGCACCGATCCGGCGGGCAACATGAAACCAGACAAGCAGCGCAGCAGCGAGAAGATCGACAGCATGGTTGCGGCGATCATGGCTCTGGACCGTGCCCTTCGGGCCGCCGCCGCGCCATCGGAACCGGACTACATCGCCGCCGGATGGTAGGGAGCGAGACGACATGGCAGACGAGACCGAGATCAGGCGGCTGCGGAGTCTCGCCGCCCGCAAACTCGACTTCCAGACCGGCCGTGCGGCCCGGTTCCAGCGGTACTACGACGGGGACCAGGACGTTCCGGCGATCCTGGACACCGAGGAGCGGCAGGCATTCCGCCGGTTCCTGGACGAGGCCCGCGCCAACTGGTGCGAGCTGGTCGTCAACGCGGTGGCGGAGCGACTCCAGGTCGTGGGATTCCAGTTCGACGGGGCCGAGGACATCGTCTCCGACATCTGGCAGGCATCCAGGATGGACGCGGACGCCGAGCTGGTCCAGACCGATGCGCTGATCACCTCGTCGGGGTTCGTGCTGGTCCAGGCCGACGAGGACAACCCGACCGGCGTGTCGATCACCCCGGAATCCCCCTATGAGGCGTGCGTCCTGTACCAGCCGGGAAACCGGCGCCGCCGGATCGCCGGGTACAAGCGATGGACCGACACCGACACCGGGATCACGACCGAGATCCTCCTCACCCCGGACGCCGTCGTGACATGGGAGGGACCGCCGACATCGGAACCGGCCATCGAGGCGAACCCGTCCGGGGTCGTCGGCATGATCGAAGTCATCCCGCAGCCGCGGACCTACGGTCTTCCCCGGTCCGAACTGCACTCGGCGATCAAGATCCAGGACCGCATCAACACCACGCTGTTCAACCGGCTGGTTGCCACCGACTACGGGGCATTCCGGCAGGTGTGGGCCAGCGGCATCAAGGTGGCACGGCAGGTCATCGGATGCGACGACGACGGGAACCCCATCGAGCGGCCGGTCAGGCCCTACAACGTCGGCGCGAACCGGCTGCTCGTCGCGGAAAACCCGCAGGCCCGGTTCGGGGCGCTGGCCGAGTCGACGCTGACGGGGTACCTGTCATCGGTCGAGCAGGACGTCAACCACCTGGCCGCGATCACCCAGACCCCGCCCCACTACCTCCTCGGGCAGATCATCAACGTGAACGCCGACGCGATCAAGGCTGCCGAGGCCGGGCTGGTCGCCAAGGTCGGCCGCCGCGCCCGGCACATCGGGGAATCGTGGGAAGAGGCCATCCGCACCGCCCTGTCGATCATCGGGCATCCGTCCGCCGTGGACCTGAGCGCCGAAGTGATCTGGGCCGACCAGGAGACCCGCTCCGAAGGCCAGCGGGTGGATGCTCTGGTGAAGATGGGCACGCTCGGCGTGCCGCGCGACGTGCTGTGGCAGCGGTGGGGCGCCACGCCGCAGGAGATCGAGCGGTGGCACCAGATGGCCGCCGAGCAGGCCGCCGAGGATGCCTCCGCGCAGGCCGCCGCGTTCGGCCTGCCCGGCGCCGCCACTTATGAGGCCGCGCTGACCGGCACCCCGCAGGGCTAGCCGGTGCCGCCCGTCCAGCGGCGCGCCGGGCGCCTCGTCCCGCGTCAGCGACCCGGCGAGCCCGGGACCGGGACCCGGCCCGGCGACCTGGTCCCGCGCCCCCGCCCGTCCGAACCGGCCCGCGTCATCCCCGGTGAACTGGTGCCCCGCCAGGTTCCCGGCGCCGATGACGTAGCCCGGCAGATGCGCGATGTGGCCAACGTCTATGACATCCGTCTGGCCTATGCTGACGGCCGCCTGCGCACCGCCATACGGAACATGACCGCCGCCGAGCTGGCCGCCGCCGAAGTCACCGAGGCCGGATACCTCGCCGCCCTGCTGCGCGTCTCCCGGGCCATCGCCCCCTGGATCATCGGGGCGCAGCGCTGGATCACGACCGAGGCGACCGCCTACCTGCGCGCACTGTCGGCCCTGGTCCGAGACCAGCCCTACACCGAGATCCCGCCGTACATGCCCGGCCGATATGCCGGGACGACGGCAGCGGGCATTCCCATGCCCGACCTGACCGCCCTCGGCGTGCGCGCATTCGAGCGACTGGCCCAGGCCGATCTCACCCAGGCCGTCGAAGCCGCCCAGGCATGGTGGGACACCATCGCGACCAGCGAGCCGCACCGCGCCGGGAACGGCACCATCCTCGACAATGCCGAAACCGACGACCGGCTGTCCGGCCGCTACTTCCGCGTGACCGAGCCGAATGCCTGCGATTTCTGCCGCCTGATCGCGGACAGGGGCTACGTATGGGCCGGGGCCGGTTTCCCTGCCCACCCCCATTGCCGGTGCGAGGCCATTCCCGAAATGAAGTATGAGGAATGGAACGACCGAATGTGCCGCTACACCCGGACCCGTACCGAGCAGATCGAGGCCCGGCAGCGGGCACGGTTCGGGATGGCCGCCCTTGCTCCCGCCCCGGCCGTCTCGTTTGACAGCCGCACGAGCCTGCACGGTCCTGGCGAGGTGACCGAGGAGTACCGGCGTGATGCCGCCAGATTCCTCGACCAGGCTCTGGGCGGAATCCGGCCCGAGATCCGCGACAACTTCGATCAGCTCATCATCGGCACCCCGGACTATGCCAAGCGGAGGGAATACAGGACCGCCCTGAAGGACGAGGATCCAATCGCGATGCTCCGCAAATCGGGAGCCCTCGCCTATACGACTAGCGAGTACGGTGTTCCGCGCACGCCGGACTCACGGATCGTCGTTCGCGGTGATCTCGACAACGAGTTCAACACGAGGATGAATGCCAGAGCCCATGCCTCGGGATGGAGCGTCCCCGTCGGGGACGACGTATCGCTGCTGGAGTCCACCCTCACGCATGAGGTAGGCCACTTTCTCCATGAGCAGGTCAATCTCCAGGTGCCGCCCCGTCAGGATCTGAGCGCCATGGACCGGTACATGATCGCAGCACTCGGGGCCGGTACAGCGGATGCGGAGTGGGCGAGACAGTTGTTCCTGACACGGCGGATCCCGATCGGGCTGGAAGAGCAGCTGACCGTCATGGTGGGCGGTGATCCTGAGATGAACATGCGAGCGGCGCATCGGGTGCGGCTCGGCCTGTCAGAGTACGGGGCCAGTGAGGCTACGGAGATGATGGCCGAAGGATGGTGCGAGTACAAGCTTTCACCTGAGCCGCGCCCCATCGCGATCGCGATCGGTCGTCATATCGAATCCGTGCTCGGCATACGACCATGAGGAGCATGATGAGGTTTCCCGTACTGTGCAGGGCATGCGCCCGGCTGGATGAGCCCGGATTCTGCATGTCGTTCCCCGAGGGGATACCGGATGACATCTGGACGTTCGGCCGAGATCATCGCGTGAGCATCAGCGGGGAGCCTCCGTTTGAACTCGATCCGGCCCGTCGGGCGGATTACGATCTGTGGTTGCGCACCTTCGGCGCGGCAGGGGAGTGGGAGACATGACCGACCAGCAGAACACCGGCGGCACCGGACCGGACCAGGAGCCGCAGCAGGACCCCGGCCAGCAGGACGACGACGCCCAGCAGGATCCCGGGACCGACGCCCAGGACCAGACGGGCGACAAACCGCCCGACGACGTCAAGGAACTGCGCGCCGCCCTCGCGTCCATGCGCAAGGAACGCGTGGCACTCCAGAGGCAGCTGGACGACCTCCAGCGGCAGAGCATGTCCGACGCGGAGAAGGCCATCGCCGAGGCCCGCGAGCAGGGCCGCACCGAGGCGGCCACCGAGGCGGGGAAACGCATCGCCGCCGCCGAGTTCCGCACCGCCGCCGCCGGGAAACTGTCGGACCCCGATGCCGCGCTTGAGATGCTGGACCTGTCCCGGTTCATCGGGGACGACGGCGAGCCCGACCGGGATGCGATCAAGCAGGCCGTGGAGCGGCTGACACCGGCCGCCGCCCCGGCGTCCCCGAAGGTCCCCGCAGGGCCGCGCGACACCCAGCCCGAGACCGATTTCATCCGCTCCCGGCTTGCCGGGCGCCGGGGCTGACGTTCAGCGGGCCGTTGCGCTGTCCAGGGATGATGTGGTTATCCTGTGCCCGATGCTCGTGCGGCGGGATGCGGCGGGCAGCCGGTAGCCGAACCCGGGTGCTTCACGAAGCGGGAGGCGGAGGCCGGGGCAGCGTGCGGCGGGATGCGGCGCGGTCCGGGTGGCGCGTAAAGCGGCGCGACCCATTCGCGTGCCTTCTTGGAGCATCCCGCCATGCCCGACGACTTTCACGGGACCGACGTAGCCGGTGTCATCCCGGCCGAGTTCTCGAACCAGATCATCGAGGAAGCCACCCAGCAGTCGGCCGCGCTGACGCTGGGTTCCCGGGTGCCGATGGGCACCGGGATCAGTCACATGCCCGTGCCCCGGGCGTTCCCGCAGGCCGCGTTCGTGTCGGCCCCCGGCGGGCGCAAGCCGTTCACGACCCTGAAGATCGGTGACGAGCAGCTGGTGGCCGAGGAGATCGCCGCCGTCGTGGCGATCCCGGACGTGTGGATCGAGGATGCCTCGATTCCGCTGTGGAACTGGGCGCGGCCCCGGCTTGCCGAGGCGATCGGGGTGGCGTTCGACGCCGCCGTGTTCTTCGGCACCGGCGCCCCCGCCTCCTACCCGTCCGGCGGCCTGGTCGCGAATGCGGCCGCGGTCGCCCCCGGCTCCGATGCGGTCGAGACCGTGAACCAGGCCATGGCATCGGTGGAGGCCCAGGGACTGAACGTCACCGGGCATGCCGCCGACCTGACCGTCAAGGCGGCGCTGCGCGGGGTGCGGGATGCCAACGGGACGCTGCTGCTGGGCTTCGACCAGGCCGACAGCCAGCTCCGCCAGACCCTGTACGGGCTGCCGGTGTCGTACCAGTCGTTCAGCGAACGTGAGCCGGACTTCTTCACCGGCGCCTGGTCCAATCTCGTGATCGGCGTGCGGTCGGACATCCGCTACGAGCTGTCCCAGGACGCGGTGATCGCGGACGAGGACGGCAAGGTCGTCATCTCCGCTTTCCAGGACAACGTGTCGGTGATGAAGGTCTGGGCCCGGTTCGCCGTGGCCGTCCTGAACCCGGTCACCGTCCGCCAGCCCGAAGGGGCCGTCCCGTTCGCCGTGTCCACGCTCGGCACCGGGACGAGCAACGGCACCGGGACAGGCAACGGCAACGGCGGCGGCGTCGAGAGCGGCAGCGGCACCGCGGCGCTGTCCGCGTCCGCCAGCCGCAGCACCACCGCGAAGACCGCTGCGGCCAAGTCCTGACGGCCATGCCCGGTACCGACTGGGAGCTGTGGGCCCCGCCGATCGACCCGCCGGACGACGGGGGGCTCCCGCGTGCGGTCGCCCAGCAGATCGCGGACGATCACGCGAACTGCGACCCGCACCTGATCGCCGCCCTCCAGTGGGAGGCGTACGCGGGGATGCTGCCGCCCGCCCCGGCGGTCGCGTCGGTGTCCACGGGCGTGCAGTCGGTCAGCTACGCCAGCGGCGGGGACGGGGCCGCCCTCGCGCTGGCCCGCGCCGCCTGGCACCGGTCCTTCCTCGGGGACGGCATGGTGTCGGTGCCGCTGGCCGCGTCCCCCTCCGTCCGCCATGGGGAGGGGGAACCGCCGTGGCCGGACTTCTTCTAGGCACCGACCTGGTCACCCTGCTGGCCCACGAGGACGGGGACACCCAGCAGGATGCGCACGGGTGGGCGGGCCGCCCGTCGGCGCCGGTGTGGACCGGGACGGGGAACCTCCAGCTTGCCCCGGGCCGGTC